TCGTCCAATGAACGACGGGCGTGTTGGTACTGCACTTATACAGGAATATAGATTCAATCAATACTGTGAAAGACTACAAAAGCAGGTTGTACAAAAACTTGATGATGAGTTCAAAATGTTCATGCGTTGGAGAGGCTTTAACATTGACAGTGGATTGTTTGCAATAAAGTTTAGTGCTCCGCAGAACTTTGCAAGTTATAGACAAGCAGAACTAGACACAACAAGAATACAAGCATTCAGTGCATTAGAGCAGTTGCCATATATGAGCAAGCGTTTTCTTATGAAACGTTACTTGGGACTAACTGATGATGAACTACAAGAGAACACAGAGTCATGGGAAGAAGAAACTGGTCAACCGATCGAAACCGAACCGACTGGCAGTGATTTACGTACTGTTGGTGTAAGTCCTGGGGACTTTGAAGGTGATGTAAGCATGGGCGATGCAGTTGCTGGTGAAGAAGCAATGGATCCAGCACTCGGTGGAGAAGAGATTGACGTGAATGTTGATGTACCTGTAGATGTGCCTCCTGTATAAATACTATTATGAAACTATTTGAATTTTATGACGCACCTGCTGAAGGTTTCCAAGATCAAGAAGCTGATAACAGTGTACCTGAGCTTGGCCAGTTGCGTAAAACAAAACTTACACTTAAACAGATATCAAAGTTGCGTAAGATGTATGACCTTCGAAACTATGAAAAGAATGCTGAACTTAAGAAAATACAAGCACAGTTTGCCCCACCGCCAGCGCCGATGTAGGCTAGCGTAGAAAATTATTCATTTTCTACCACTTTTACCCCTATAAACTACTAGTTTTTTAATTTTCTTGTAAGTACTATACTGAGACATACTTAGAAGGAATATTTTTATGAACAAATTTGAGCAGTTAATTGAATTCGTTATCAATGATGACGAAAAGAATGCAAAGGCGCTTTTCCACGACATAGTTGTTGAGAAGTCAAGAGACATATACGAAGAGATTATGTCAGAAGAAGAAATTACAGAAAAGAAACAAGGTTACAAGGACCGTGAAGACGAGCATTTAGGTGCCAAAGACGGTGCTGAGTCAGGCAAGAAACAATCCATGAAAGATCGTAGAGATGATGAAATGGGTAAGATGGGAAAGCGTGACAAAGATAACGACAACGATCAAAAAATTGATGAAACTGATTTAGGTGGATCACAGGTTGACGAACTCATTGACGAAGTCGAAGCTGAAGAGCAAGGCGTTAGAATGGAAGATGAGGAAGAAGAAATCGAAATGATCGACATCGACGTTGAAGATGACAACGGCGAAGAAGAATTAGAAGACCGTGTAGTAAACATCGAAGACAAATTAGACGAACTAATGGGTGAATTCGAAGAGCTAATGGGTCAAGTTGACGATAACACAGACGACATCGAAGGCGAGCAAGATGAGATCTCAGACATTGATAGCGATACTGACATGGAGCAGGACGAGATTGATAGTATGCAGGACAAAATGGACGAGCCAATTGATGTTAACGTAGAAGTTGAAGGTTTTAATGAGAACGTAGATTTAGTTGCAGCTCCAAAGCCAGTAACAACATCACCAGCTAGTAAAAGTCCGGTAGCTGCAAACTCAGGTCAAAAAGGAATGGATGCACATCCAGTAAACTTTGATGATGGCAACAAAGGCAAAGAAGGCCGCCCAACACCAAAATATGGTGACATGCAAGGCACAACTAAGCCAGACGTTAAGCCAGCTCCAAAGCCTGATTTAGCACAAGCTTCTGGTGTTAACACCAAAAGTGTTATAGACTAATCTAGCAAGGAACCAAGTATATGGGACAGCTATACCTAAGAGAAGATCTTACTTTCGAAGCCGCAAAGATGCAAATCGTTGAGGGCAAAGATGGTAAGAACCTCTATATGGAGGGCATCTGCATACAAGGTGACGTGAAAAATGCCAATGAACGAGTTTATCCAGTAAGTCAAATTGCAGAAGCAGTTGATACACTGAACGAACAAATCAAAACAACAAGCGTTCTCGGCGAAGTAGATCATCCAGATGACCTTAAGATTAACTTAGACCGTGTATGCCACATGATTACAAGCATGTGGATGGACGGACCTAATGGTTATGGAAAACTAAAAATTCTCCCAACTCCGATGGGTGAGCTAGTGAAAACTATGCTTCAGTCAGGTGTGAGATTGGGCGTTTCGAGTCGTGGATCGGGTAACGTTGATCCACATAACGGACGTGTCAGTGATTTTGAAATAGTCACTGTAGACGTGGTCGCACAACCCAGTGCTCCAAATGCTTATCCAAAAGCAATTTATGAAGGACTGATGAACATGAAACATGGACATCACATTTTAGAAATGGCTCGTGAGTCTGGGACGGACGGCAAAATACAAAAGTACCTGAAAGACGAAGTTTCTCGTCTTATCAGAGACCTAAAAATTTAGGAGAATCGCATGTTAGATGCTATTAAACCACTATTAGATAGCGATCTCGTCAATGAGGACACTCGTACTGCTATTGCTGAACAATGGGAAGCAAAAATGGTAGAGGCCAAAGAGACAGTACGTAGTGAACTTCGTGAGGAGTTTGCACAACGCTATGAGCATGATAAAACTGTGATGGTAGACGCCCTAGATAAAATGGTTACAGAAGGCTTAGCAAGTGAAATATCTGCTCTTAACGAGGAGAAGAAAGCACTTGCTGGTGATCGTGTTAAGTTTCATAACAAGATGAAAGAAAATGCTGATAAGTTTAACGGCTTTTTAGTAAAACAACTTTCAGAAGAGTTAAAAGAACTACGCACAGATCGTAAGGTATCAAAAACAGGTTTTGAGAAATTAGAATCATTTGTTGTTGGTGCTTTGGCTGAAGAGATCAAGGAATTTGCAAGTGACAAGAAAGACTTAGTGGAAACTAAGGTTAGACTTGTTTCACAAGCACGTAACAAACTTGATAATCTAAAGAGCAAATTTGTAAAAGAATCTGCTAAGAAGATGGCTTCAACTGTATCTACGCATCTTAAGGCTGAAATGGGTCAACTTAAAGAAGACATCAAAAGTGCTCGTGAGAACAATTTTGGTCGTCGAATCTTCGAAGCATATGCAACAGAGTTTGGTGCTACACATTTAAATGAAAATGAGGAAGTACGTAAACTTAATGCTAAAATTGTAGAACAAGATAAACAGTTGGCAGAAGCCATCCAAACTCAAGACAAAGCGAAAGCACTTGTTGAGAGTAAAAACAAAGAAATCAAAGTTATAAAAGAAGCCAATGAGCGTGATGCTACATTGGACGAGCTTCTATCTCCTCTCAATGATGAGAAGAGAGAAATTATGACTAACTTACTTGAAAACGTTCAGACATCTAGATTGAAGAACGCTTTTGAAAAATACTTGCCAGCAGTAATCAGCGAAACAAAAGGCGCAAAGAAAGCCTCTAATTTAACTGAACAAACTGGTAACAAAACTGCAAAGGTTGTAGACAGAGCTAAAGACGTTAGTAATAACGTAATTGATCTTAAACGCCTAGCAGGGCTTTAAACTAAAAGAAAAGGAGACATTTAATGTCACAAGAACTACTAGAAAGCCGTTGGGGTGAGACCAAAGAAGCCCTCCTAGAAGGATTACAAGGTGCTCGTCGCTCAACAATGGGTGTTATTTTAGAGAATACTAAAAGACACTTAAACGAAAACGCAACTGCAGGTTCAACTGCATCAGGTAACATTGCTACTCTTAACAGAGTTATTTTACCTGTAATAAGAAGGGTTATGCCTACTGTTATTGCCAACGAATTAGTTGGTGTTCAGCCTATGACTGGACCAGTTGGTCAAATCCACACATTACGTGTACGTTATGCAACTGCAATGGGCGATACTTCCGCAGCCGCAACTCCGGTTGCAGCAGGTGACGAAGCATTATCACCATTTAAGATTGCTACAGCATATTCAGGTGCAAACGGAACAGGTGCAGCAACAGCCGCAACTGGATACGGTGGATCTGCAACAGCTGCTATGGAAGGTGTTGGTGGAAGAAATATTTCTGTTCAAATCTTAAAGCAAGCTGTAGAAGCAAAGACACGTAAGTTACAAGCAAGATGGACTTTTGAAGCAGCTCAAGATGCACAAGCAATGCACGGTATCGACGTAGAAGCAGAAATCATGGCAGCATTAGCTCAAGAGATTACCGCTGAAATCGATCAAGAGATTCTATTATCTCTACGTACATTAGCCGCAACTGAATTCACATACAACCAGGCTGCAGTATCAGGTACTGCTACTTTTGTTGGTGATGAACATGCCGCTTTAGCAGTGTTAATAAACAGAACAGCTAACTTAATTGCACAACGTACAAGACGTGGTGCAGGTAACTATGCAGTTGTTTCTCCAGCAGCACTAACAGTGTTACAATCAGCTACAACTTCAGCATTTGCTAGAACAACAGAAGGTACTTTTGAAGCACCAACAAACACAAAGTTTGTAGGTACATTAAACGGTACAATGAGAGTATTCTGTGATTCATATGCATCAGATGCAACAGCAGTATTAGTAGGATACAAAGGTGCATCAGAAACTGACGCTCCAGCTTTCTACTGCCCATACGTGCCGTTGATGAGCTCAGGTGTTGTACTAGATCCGGCTACATTTGAGCCAGTAGTAAGTTTCATGACTAGATATGGTTAT